CTCAGCCTTGGCAGCCGCATCACGCGCATCCAGTTCGGCCTTCACGGCCTCTGAAATGTCAGACATTGGGGTTACTCCTTGTGCTCTCATAGTCGGGTTGCTCACAACCGGCTCGTCGTCCGCGTCCTCACCGAACGCCTTGGGGACTTCGAGATCCAGTGCCTCGAACATCGCCCGCAGGGGCAATGCCACAGCCTTGTCGTTGACCGGGTGACGGCCCAGTCCCTCGTCGATCAGGGAGATCTCTGCGATAGGCCAGGTCAGGACCTCGCCGGTCTTATCGTCGGAGCGGCACAGATAGTTGATCGAGCCGGTAGACGCCCGGCATGTGCCCTTCTCGGCCGCTTCCCACACACGGTCTGCCAGCCGACCCTCTTTGAGTTCGGCTTCCATCCACACGCCCGCATCGTCGATGCGTGACACGTGCGCCTTGCCCAGGACGTTCGAAGTGGGCCTCACCGACATCTGCTTGTCGGGCGTGAAGCCGTGGAAGTAGAGCGCCGGCCGCTTGTCGCCCACGTCGATCATGAAGTCGGTGCGCGCGCTGAACCACTCGTTCAGGTGGTCACGGTCGCTCGGGCTGCCGTAGGGGGCGGCCAGGATCTCAAGCCGTCGGCCATCCAGCGCCCGGACTGCGCCTCCGAACTTGAACCTCAACTCGGTGTCAGGCATAGGTCACCATCCCCTGAACGTACAGCGTCGTGCTCGTTGCCGTAGCCGCCCCCAATGGGACCCAACCCTGCGCCAGCTTGGCCTTGACGGCCGTTGCCAGCGCCGTAGCGTTGGCGGCAGTGACCACCACGTAGTCGGTGGGCGTCAGCGTGATCACTGGCACTGCCACCTGCGAGCCAGACGAGAGATTGGGGAAGATAGGCATTATGGCCTCCGGTTCAGATCCGTGCTGCCGGGGATCCCGTCGATCTTCCCGGTCTCGCTATACTGCCACAGGGCGTACTTGGTCCAGCCCTTGGGGATGAGCGGAACGGTCGTGTATGCCGCAGTCCAGAGCGGATAGTTCGCCGCCCAGGATGTCTGTCCCACGTTGGGATCCCACCACCAGCGCCCGGTGTAGATGCCCACGGTCGGCCCCAGGAGCACGTTCGAAGACACCATGAATTGCTGGATGGCATTGCGCAGCGTAGTGCCGCTGTAACCGTTCGTGACCTCGCAATCTATCCAGACCATCGAGTCCCGATTCCAGCCCACGCCGTCCAGCATGGCCGCCATAGCCTCAAGCTGCAGGGTGCGGTCATACGTCCAGTTGGGGACGAAGTAGCTGGCGACCTTCATCCCCGCGTCGTTGGCGCGCAGGTAGTTGCGCGCGTAGAACGGGTCGGCGTTGAAGTTGCAGCCAATGCGGCTAATGACCTCGGTGACGCCGGCGGCCTTGACCTTCTTGAAGTCGATCACGCGGTTGTACCGTGACACGTCGATGATCATTGGGCGCTCTCCCAAATCTTCAACGCCTGTGCTTCCAGCTTCTTGATGATCAGCGGGAGCTGTGCCTTGGCCACGTCGAGCAGCTTCTTCCAGCCCCTCAGCCCGTGGATCGGGTTCTGCTCCTCGCCGTGAACATACCCGGCGTAGGTCGCCGTGTTCCCGACCTTCAAGTAGTCCGGGTACACGGTGTGATACCACTTCGTGCTCAGGCGCTCCGATGTCTGCCTGCCCGAGTTCGGCCCGGTGCGCGTGCCCCACCCGCGTTCGTAGTACGGGTACGGGGGCGCATTGGCCGCACTGGCGGGCGGGTACACAGACGCCTTGCCCCTGATGTCCATCCCGATAGCGTTCGCCATCGGCTCGAACAGGTGCTTGCTGTCGAGCTTGTCTAGCGACCGCTGCAGGCGGGCCATGTCCTCGGAGTCGAACACCAGTTCTACAGTCATACTACCTCGAAGGTCGTCCAGCATCGACAGTTCGGGTGCAGTGGCGGACCCATGCCCCTGTCCCATGCAATCCCAATCGGCTCACCGTCCAGCGGGCCGCACAGCTCGCACACCAGGTCGTCGTTGTCGGTGTGCCAGATCTCGATCATCTTGATGCCCTGCGCTATCACCTCGTCGGCGGCGATCCGGCTACCTTCGACGTAGGCCCGCGTGACCTCGGTCACGGCGATGCGCTGCGCCCTGGCCTCCCCAAAGATGTCGGCCACCGCAGCCGTCAGCTCTCCCATCGTCCAGCCTTCGCTCGCATAGCTCTTGAGCACAACCTCGAGCATGTCCCACGAGGTCTGATTGATCTCCCTCGCCAACTTCACCGAGTAGCCCTTGACCCACGCCTTGATCTTCTCCCACAGCGACTCGATCTGACGCCGGGCGATCAGCTTCTGGTACTCGCCCCATGCCTCTGCCAATGCGATGGTCTCAATCGACGCGGCCAGGGCGTCGGCCATCAGCTCGTCCTCGAGGAGCATCTTGCCGGGATCCTCGAGCGCCCGTTCCTTCTGCCCCTGGAACAGTCCGAATAGAACGCCCCGGAAGGTGTCCTCGTCGTTCTCACGCATGGAAGGCTATCTCGACATCTCCGGCCGTCCTAGCTTGCTCCAGACGTGCCCTAATTGCCCCCTGGAGAGTCGCAGGGATGAAATCCGTATCAAAGGACACGTTGGCGCTCTTGCCGGCTCTCAGGGCCTTCATGGCCTTTTTCTGCCACTTCGCCATGTCCTCGGGCTTCCGGGCTTGGGCCTCGGCCTCGAACTGTTTGTCGGCCTCGGCCCTGATCTCCTCTGTGCTCGGGCCGGCGTCCTCGGGGATGCCAAGCTCCTCGCGCATGAACTCGACGGTGATGACCTTCTTGTCGAGCAGCATCGCCAGCCGGGTCGCGAGCTTGTCCTGGTCCTCTTGCAGAATGGGGATCTTGTCGGTGGCGGGCTCGAGCTTCACGCCCTCGTCCATCGGGTCTACCAGCTCGACGTTGATGACATCGAAATACTCGTCGATGCGGGGCAGGATGACCTCTTGTATCAGCGACATCCGGGCCTCGTGCGTGTTCGAGAACGAACCCTTGCCCATGCTGCCGACGAGGATGGGGTCAACGCCGAAGATGGCGCAGATGTCACGCCGGGCCTCGTCACGCACCTCTGCCAGTGCCATCGCCCGCAGGTCAGTGGACAGGATCTGTGCCTCAAGCCCCTTGTCCACGAACGCTACCTTGTGCTTGTTCTTGGCCCCTTGAAAGTTGACCTTCCACCACGCCTTGAGCGCGTCGAGGTTGGATTGCGGAACGTCCTGCTCGGTGTGCAGCAGCAGCCCAGGAATGGCGTCGTTCTCGAAGAACGCCCTGACGTAGCGCTGTGCCTCGTACTCGGCCAGGATGGCGTTCTTGGCAATCTCCATCTTGGCGATGCCCTTGCCCAGGTCGTCGGTGGGGTGAAACTCACGGAAGTAGATCACCTCGTCGCGCCGGAACGTCTTCTCGTCAACATCGCCGCCGGGCATGAAGACGCGCTGCTTGAACCCGGTCACGCCCGTGCTGGTCACCATGACCTCGATGGTGTTGGGGTTGAGGCGCGACAGCCCGCCGCTCTCCTTGAGCCAGAACGCCGCACCTGACAGGCACCGATCAGCCTCGGTGTAGCCGAAGGCAACCGACCAGCTCAGGCCCGGCCCCCACGAATTGAGCATGTCAATGACGGGGTGCTTCTCGATCACCTTGGCTTTGGTGCCGCCGCCCGGCGATGTTTTCTCGACCAAGCGCCACGGGATCTGAGCCAGCTCCGTCATCCTGACGTCGATGCAGGCGTACGCGCAGGGGGACTTGACGTAGACGCCCCCGCTGTACCCCTGCCCGGTCACGAGCTCGTAGCTGCCCAGGCTCGGGATGTTGACGACACGCATCTTGCCGGCTGACAGGATTGAGTTAGGCATCGGGCGCCCCCAAGAACACAAGGACGGATGGGAACGGGGCCGGGCCGCCCTCCGAGAAGTGTAATCGCCCCATGACGGGGCAGAAGACGGCCCCCGCTTGGTGCAATAGCCTCCACCACTCGGTCGAGGAGTCGTGTTTCAGTAGCAGCACAATGAGTTTGCCGTCCTCGGCCTCGTCGATTGCCTTCCTGATCCAGGGCAGCGGATTACTGTATGGGGGATTGACGTATACCCTTGGCCCCCATTCCCGCTGTAGGCCGTCCGTCTTGCCGGGTAGGCACGGGTCATCCCAGTGGCTAAAGAACCGATACAGCTCGTGAGGCGTCTTCCACTCATCGTTAGGCAAGGGAGAACGCTCCTACCTGCGCCCGGTTGAGCATGAGTGCCCGCGCCATGACGCCGTCATCATGCAACCCCTCTGGCGCACCATAGGTTACATGACCTAGCGGCGTCACCTTCATCTCGTAGGCCTCAAGCTCGTGCGTGGCCCACGGCACGTCGAGCCACTTGAATGATCGCTGCTCGAACGCCAGCCTCATTCGCTGGATGATCTGGGCCTTCGACGCCATCGTTGTGTCGAAAGCGATGACTGGTATTCCGTCGTTTCTGAGCTGCTGGATGTTAGGCAGGCCCATAGAGTTGGCCTCGGCGACGGTCTCAGGCTCGCCGCGTCGGTAGTGGGCCATGATCCGCTGGAGCTGGGCCGGGTACTCCATGCTGTTGAAGTGGTCGATGACAAGCTCTCGTCCGCAGTCTGAGCATCCGACGCTGATGGCCGTGTAGTCACGCTTCATCCCCCAGTCTATGCCCATGACAAGGCGATGCTTCAGGTGCGGTGTGATGTCGTTGTCCTTGTGCAGGTTCTCATCGATGAACCGGAACACCTGGCCCTCATGCTCGGTGAACTCGGCCAGGATCTCTTGCTGGAACGTCACCTCGAGCATCGTGCCGAGGAGCTGCTCGATCTCGGCATCGGTCACGTCCGGGTTCTCGAGCGGGTGCGGGGTGCGGACCAGAGCGCCCTCGTGCAGCTCATAGCCTTTGGTAGGGGCGCGCCACGCAACGCTGCTCGGTTCGTCATGCGCCTTCAGCCACTCTTGCCAGTACCAGTTGCGTCCATTCGGTGAGCCTATAAGCCAAGCCCAGCCCCCGGTGTCTATCAGCATGGGTCGGACGACCTCGTACCAGCTCTCTGATTTCACGTAGGCGGCCTCGTCAATGACCACACCGTCAGCCGTATGGCCGCGCGCATTATCGGGGTCGTCCAGCGATCTGAATAGGATGCTCCCGCCATTGGGTACCGAGATCTCCATTCGGCTCGTGTTGAAGGCGCCAACGTCACCGAGCGCATGCTTGCACTCATTCCAACCGATGCGGCAGGTGTCGAACACGGGCGCTCCCCAGATGATCTTCTTGCCCTTCAACGCCTCTTCGATGGCGATGCTCATGCACAGCGTCGTCTTGCGCCATCGCCGGCCGGCCGCCAACCAGTTGAACCTCCGTGCCTCACTCCGTACGCGTCTCTGTCCCAAGTGGGGCATCGGGAGTTGAACCACGCCAGTCATTGACATAGCTTACCTGGACACCGCCTGAGTGGGCTATCTCAACCTTGTCGCCATAGTCTGCTCGGAAGCGTCGGCTGAGCAGGAACATCTTGCCGGCCGGCACCTTGGCTACGCCCTCGATGAGACTGGTCATGGCGACAGTTTCCCACTCGAGGACCTTCTGGTTGAACGCTGGATCATGGAGCCATTCGTTGAAGGCGCTGCGGCTGATCTTCGCATACGCGCAAGCGGCCCAACGCGGAAGGCCCTTCGACAGGGCTTCCTCGAGTCGGGCCTCAACACGTGGCACCTTCTTGGTAGGTTGCCCGCGCTTCGCCATCAATCACAGTGTATCACATCTGTCAAGTCCAGTCCTTGCAGTGCGCCCCGCAGTTGTCCACCAGCTTGTGACCCAGGTGCTCTGAGTAGAACCAACCCCCGCACTTGGGGCAGGTCGTGATGGAGTAGTCGCCCTCCTCGTTATTGTCAAGCCTTGCCCCCCTGTGCCCCCCTGATTCTGTGTCTTTGCCCCCAATCCTTATATCTATGTCTTTTGGATCTGATAGAGTCTTTGGATCGGATGTACTAAGATTGGGGGCATAGTTCGGACCTAACGTGTAGACATTCGTTCTGTGATGCCCCGCGCCGGGCTTGACAGAAAGCTCCCCGGAGGCTTCAAGCTCACGAAGGCTGTACCTAACCTCACGCTCGCTCAGGCTGGTGCGCTGCGCCATCGTTGCCAATGCCAGCCAGCTTTCCCCTGTAATGCTGTTCATGGCATCTGCCAGGCACCGCAGCAGGACAAGGGCGCTGCCTATCGCCTTGCTCTCCTCAATCGCTTGTAGGGCCTGTCTGCTCATTTGGGATCTTCGACTTCCGGGTGCTCATGCAGGTACCGGCCGATGGCGTAGAGCACCTGAATCGCCGCTCCCTTGCCGAAGTAGAAAGCCCTACTCTCTCGGCCCATGGCCTTGAGGCTGACGCCCACACGAAGGGCCTCGCACTGCCGGATGAATACTTCGGTTGGATCTCTATCGGGGGAAGGTTTTGTGTCCATGCTCATAGTGTAGGCCATGTTCCACTCTCTGAACCTTAAAGAAGGTACTACCCCGCCTTGACGATAACGCTGGTACCTTCTTTAAGGTTCAATCTGGCGGTATGGCCCTAGAATGGAGCCAGGAGGAACGAATGAGCACCTACACACCCGAGACGCTGAGAGAGAGCGCCATGAAAGTGGCCCTAGGGACGCCGCGACACGCCGAGGATTTGCTCGCCCACGCCGACGCATGGCAGGCGCTAATCAAGCAGATAGAGGGTTTGACAGCCGGAGGTTCCGAGTATGTCAATAACCCTAGCCGATGTCTTGAGGAGGTTCAGCAACGACTCAAGATTGCCGGGAAGGTAGCCGCAGAACGAAACGACTTCCGCCAGCGCCTGGAGGCGGCGGAAGCCCGAGAGACGGAACTGGTCGAGGCGCTGAAGTCCTGCCTGTGGCGCATGGAGCAATACGGATACTCCGCCATGCAGTCGACGATAGAGCGAGCCCGCGCCGCCATCAAGGGGGCAAAATGAGCACCTACGACGAGCGATTTATGCAGGCCGACCGACACGCCCGGATCAAGGCCGACGCCGCCTACGACCTGGGCCGGAACAACGAGGAGAAGGCGTCGCTCTACTACAGCGTCTACTCTACCGAGATGAACGCCTTCAAGCAGCTCGAGGCGATGCGGAAGCCGCTGCCGAATCAGGTCGATGTTGACGCCCTGGCGGCCCGGATCCTGACGGAACAGAACCCCTGGAACGCCGCCTTCAGAGACGCGCTGTGCCCTCGCTGCCCAGAGTGTGATATGCCGACCCCGACTGGGCGCTGTGCCCACTGCCAAGGAGACTGAAATGGACGAGCGCAACGAACTGATGATCATCGACGAAAGCCCCTCTCACTTCATGCAGCGCCATACCGACATGGCAACGGTCCTCGGCAAGTTCATCATGGACCGCAAGCTCTACAAGGTCATCCAGGACCGCAAGTACGTGATGGTCGAGGGCTGGACGACCCTGGGCGGGATGATCGGTGTCCTGCCCCGCGAGGTCGAAGTCAAGCGCCTCGAGGACGGCGGCTACGAGGCCATCGTGGAGCTGGTCCAGGCCACAACCGGCCTCGTCATCGGGCGAGCGTCGGCCCTGTGCGGCATGGACGAGAAGACGTGGGCTGGCCGGCCGGAGTACGCGCGTCGCTCAATGGCGATCACTCGGGCAACCGGCAAGGCGTACCGCCTCGGGTTCTCGTGGATCGTGAAGCTGGCCGGATACGAGGCCACTCCTGCAGAGGAGATGCCCATCGAGGGCGTGGCCAAGGAGATCCCGGCGAAGTGACCTGCCCGCTGCCCCGTTCGCGACATGCGACTCCAACAGCGAATGCTGGCAAGGTCGATGGCGGCGGGGCGGCGGTCGCCCGAAGGAGATGAGGAAATGCCCGCAACGAGGTCCGTGATTGACAGGGCCCTTGAACACAGC